CATTTCCACCTGTGCAAGGAAATTATTGTTGCCTGCATGCTTTAACAGCCATCGAAAAGCCTGCTCGTCGGCATCCGGGGAGTCGTCATGGGTCTTGTAACCGGGCTCGATCCCTTTGAGCTGATCCAGCCCCTCGTTCATGTCATTGGATCCTTTCTCATTCTCGTTATAGTATACTCTTCCGTTCTGATAAAGAGGGTGCATGGTGAGGATGCGATCGTACTTTTTGATCTTGGGACATTCAACCCTCCAGAGCGAAAGCGTAAATCCCTTCTTGATCTCTTCAGCTTCGATGGTCTGTAATACTGATTCATTCCAGAACTGGCTCTCATATTGCCAGTGGATCTTCACGCTCATGGGCATGGAGGCATCGACATCCAGCATCCATTTAACGGCATCGGCCATCTTGCACTGACGCACGAACGCTTTGATGCAATAGAGGTTCTTCTCATAGATGCCCCAGATCTTCACGGCATTGTAATCATTGGCACCGCTGTAGGCTACATCCCAATGGCCGACGATATGGGTAAAAAGGTTCAGGCGCGGTATCTTTGCCCACTGGATCATCGAATCTTTAAACACTGTTCCTTTGCGATGCGGGCGGTTGTTATATTCTGCCTGGGCAGCAAGGGTGCCAATCTCAATCTCAATATTGGCATAATACTCTTTAGGGTATTTTTCCGGCCATACCGGTATCTTATCCTGGTCGTAGGCATTGACCTGGTGAAGCAGCCACTCAGGATGGTTCTCCTCTAATGTTGACTGAATGGTCTTGGGATATGATCGGTTATTGGGTACCAGCATCCGGGCTATCGGTCCATCCATCGTAGGCATGACATCCTGGTCGATCCACGAGGCCATCTCGTTGATGCGTTTGGGATTCTTAATGAGATCACGATCATCCAGGTCATCGCAGACGCACAGGTTTGGCCTACGGTTTTTATAGCGCAATCCGCGCGGGGATTGACCCATGCCCAGGGCCTGTCCGATGAACCCGGAGATCGTGATAAAATATCCATCTTCCCAGCTACCCAGGGTCTTCTGTTCCCCGAAGTCATTAATGATAGCCGGGTTGGCCTCGAATTCTGCCTGCAGGTCGGCCAGCAGCTGTTGTGCCTTCTTTTCGTTGTTGCCTATGATCAGCAAATAGACATCTTCATTGTTGAGCCACAGCCAGAAGGGAATTATGATATCGCACCATACCGACTTGGCCAGGCCACGTCCCCAGCGCACCAGGATCTTTGAGCGCTGATCCTTCTTGATACGTCTTGCAAGATCCAGGTGAAACCATGCCGATGGCGAGGTGGCATAATGAGGGAAGTAATATTCTACGCAGAAGGCGACATCTTTGCGTGCGCGTTCTATGCGCTGTGCTTTCTCCTTATCAGTCTCAAAGGGATTTACATGGCCCGATTGTTTGATAAGACGCAGCTTCTCCAGGTAGCGTTCCTTGGCCTTGTTATCAATCTGGTTCTGACTGGCCATTACTGATATCTTAAAGCAACCTGATAAATATGTTTTTCCTGAAAATCGATCAGCTGAAGGTAGATCTTGGGATGTTTATCGCGAATGGAATCAAAAACCATTTCCATTACTTTGAGATAAGTCGACAGAGGGATCTTGTTATCATCCCTGGCCTCCTTTAAAGCCTTAGCCCATTTACTGGCCTCATCGGCAAGCTGGCGGCGAAGTTTCATCTTCTTCGCTTCATCAAGATCAGTGCGAAAACAAACTTCATCCCTCTCTTTGATCATCCGATCGAGATCCTGTTTGAGATTGATGATCATCATATCGGGAGCGTTCTGCTTTGCTTCCCTGAGAGCTTTCAGGCCGTATCTCTCGACCCAGTCCCCTGCAGTCTTCTGGCTGACGCCCACTATCTCGGCTGCTTCCTTTGCCGTCTTGCCCTGATCAACATAAAGAGCATGAAACAGTTTCCTTTCATTATCCTTCATAAATGCAAAGATTGTCAATATGGCAGCCGAATAAAAATAATACTTATATGATACTCCGTATTTATGGAATGACACCCAAATAAAAGAGTGTCATTAATTTAAGATTTGCAAAACAAAATTATGAGGTTCATCTTTGCAATTCCCGAATGACATTATGTCACGTTATTTGACTTAACGAATGAGTAAAATGAACAGATGAAAAGGCAGCTTGAGATAACGGTAACCTCAGAAGGCGGTAAGGCGAAAATCAGCATTATCGGTCGTATTGCTGACTGGAAGGATTCAGCATTGAACTTCCAGGGGCAGGTTGAGGACCTGATCTCAAAAGGTGTAACGGATTGTGAGTTATACCTGCGCTCGGAAGGCGGCGATGTATGGGAGGCAAATGACATCTCCAATATCATAAAGAAGTTTCCGGGTACCATTACCGGTAAAGGCGGTTCCCTGGTGGCCAGTGCCGCAACCTATATTGCAATTGCCTGCAAGACCTTCTCCATGCCGTCGAACGGATTGTTCATGATCCACAAACCCTCGTATGCACCTTTTGGAAATGCCGATGAGATCCGTGCACAGCTTAAAATGCTGGATCTGCTCACAAGCGATTACTGCAAGGCATATGCTTGTAAGACCGGCATGAAAGAGACCGACATAGAGCAGCTATGGATAGAGGATTGCTGGATGGGATCTGCCGAGGCAATGGATAAAAAATTCATTGATTCTATTTCTGATGAAGAGCCGGTTGACCAGGTCACCCTTGACCAGGTAAAAGCAATTTGCAAAAAAGTGCCTACCGCTTTTCTCAAATCAACAATAACACAAGAGAGTATTCACCCAAATCAAAACGATACAATGGATAAGAAAATGTTGTGCGTAGTACTCGCACTGGCTTCTACCACGGTTGAAGCTGAGAAGATTACCGATGCCGAAGTTCTGGCAGCTATCTCCGGATTGAAAGCAAAAGCTGATCAGGCTGACGGCCTGAAGGTAGAAGTAAGCGCTTTGAAAGCTGAACGTGACAATTCAAAGATCACCGCGCTCATTGCTGGTGCCATCGAAAACAAGCAGATACTCCCGGCTGAGAAACCTCACTTCGAGAAACTGGCAAAGGATGATTTCCCAACTGCCGAGGCGCTGATCAATGCCCGTCCGAAAGTCACATCCATTTCAAAGGAGCTGAATGACCATTCCAACCCGGCTCCCGAAGACCGCACCGGATGGAAATACAAGGACTATATGGAAAAGGATCCCCAGGCACTGGCAAAGATGGCCAAGGATGACCTTTCCAAGTTCAAGCCTCTTTTCAAAGAGCACTACGGCATGGAATATACCGACTGATCTTAACCTTGCGGGAAAACAAAAGAGAAGATATTAACTAAAAAATCGATAAACAATGGCAAATGTAGTATTGCGTCAGGCCTGGATCGCCGAGTTGATCAAGGGATTTGACAACCTGAATGAAGACTTCCTGGCAAACGTGCCGGATTTCTCACAATTGGTGGGCAACAATGTGATCAACATGAACGAGATCGGAGCTGACCCGGCTGTTCTTATTGATAATCATGTCTACCCGCTGGCAGCAACGCAGAGGGAAGATGAAGGAAGGATCATCCCCTTGCGCAAAATGGAGACCGAGGTCACCATCATCACGGACGATGAGCTTTATGCCCTCCCGTATGACAAGAAAGGATCGGTCCTGGACCGTCACCTCATTGCACTTCGCAAAGAGGCGCTGAAGATCTCCCTGCACTCGATCGCTCCCGCTGCTAATACCAACGACACCCCGGTGATCGAGACAACTGGTACCGAAAACGTGGACGGCAACAAAGCCCTGACCCCGAAGGACCTGGTCACCTTCCGGCGCAAACTGGATGACCTGGGCGTTCCTGATGGCTGCAGCCTGGTACTCTGTAATGAGCACATCCAGGACCTGCGTAATGTCGATGAGGTATTCCGCAACCGGTTCACCGATCAGGTGACCGGCAAAGCCCTCGGTTATATGGGCTTCAACGTGTTCCATAACATGTACACGGTGCCTTACCTGGCCAAGGAAAAGGTTGCTTTCGGAGCAGCTCGCCTGGATACACACAAGAGCGCATCCATTGCTTTCTATGCACCGAATGCCATGAAGGCACGCGGGTCCGTAAAGATGTACTATTCTGATGCAGCCATCAACCCGCGTTACAAGCAGAGCGAGGTATCATTCACCATGTACTTCCTTGCAGCTGTCAAGAAAGCCACAGGGTTTGGAGCCATTGTTTCGGTTGCTAATTAAGGCAAAAGGGTCAATTCATAAAATCAAAACCAATAATTCAAAACAATGAAACGTAAAACAATTTTCAGCTTCTGCTTACTGGCCATCGGCATCCTGTTGTTTTCATGTATGCCGATACCGGCGCAGTCTTCCCCGCCTGCCAAGGCACTCGTCTTCTGCAGTTCTATGCCTGCATTTGATTGTTCATCCGAAGCAGCTTGTACAATTATGGAGGAGATGTACCTTTCTGGCCCTGGCGATCCCCAACGGCTGTACGCATTTGGAAACCGTACAGCCGTTACACTTACTTCTTCGGATACGATTATACTTACCCCGAAGAATACACTAACCGTATATTCCCTGATGGCTAACAGTGGCGTTGTATTTAACGCGCAAGCGGCATATGCCATTATTGGGGACAGGATTCTATTGAAAGTCATGGATACGACATCGACCCGACAATTGAAATTCGGAACAAACTTCGAAGCAGCAAATGATTCGGTGACTGATGGCTATACCAAGATCTTCGAGTTCCTATGGACCGGAGACAAGTATTTCCTAATCTCGAAGGCGGGACCGTATTCGAATTAGGCACTGAAGGATTGTGCGGTGGAGCAGATGGTCAGCTCGTCAGGTTCATACCCTGAAGGTCGAGGGTTCGAGTCCTTCCCGCGCTACAAAAGAAAAACCCGTGTGAAATGAGCAGTTGATCGAGAGGGGATGGTTGGTGAAGAGCCTCCCCTCTTATTTAAAGGAAAAAGAATGAGTGAATTTGAAATCTGGGTGTATCGTGGCGCAATAGTAATACTACTTGGAGTACTCTGGTACCTGGCAAAAGGAGTTCTAAAACAACTGAAAGAAATCAACATCTCATTGAGGGACATTCTTATCTGGAACGGAGGAACAGATATCAAGATCAAGGATATTGAGAAGGAAACATCTGAGAATAAACAGAGACTTAATGAGCATGGCAGAAAAATCAGGGATCTGGAACTTAACCAGGAAGGATGCCCGGTTTGTAAAGAAGCAAAATTCAAAAAAAGATGACCCCGAACGATTTCACCGAAAAATATTACCCGTTTGCACTTGAGACACAAAACAAATGCGGTATCTCAGCTCTGGCCATTCTTGCCCAGGCAGCCCTGGAGTCAGGATGGGGAGAGCATGCTCCGGGGAATATGTTCTTTGGTGTTAAGGATACCGATGGGATAAATGGCAACGAACAGCTTTTGGTCACAACTGAATATTCGCGCAAATCAGATCTTCAGTTCCCTCAGATCATCAGCATCACCCCGGTCACCATTGGCGGACAGAAATACTTCAAATACATCGTCAAGGATTACTTCCGCAAATATGATTCTCCTGAAGGGTCCTTTACCGATCATGCCCAGTTCTTCATCAAGAACCAGCGTTACGGCAAGGCACTGGCAGTGAAAGAAGATCCTGAAAAGTTCGTCACCGAAATTGCTGCAGCAGGATATGCCACCGCTCCCGGTTATGCCAAGATGCTGATCAAGATAATTCACATGATTCAACTTCACGTTCCCGCATGAGAAACATTATCGTCATCGGCTTTTTAATTCTGCTCATTACCGGGTGTGGTACTTCTAAAAGTACAACTTCCTCGACGACCAGGAGTGACTCTGTGAGTGAAAAAAAAATCACACAGTACCAGGATACGGTTTACCAATATCTTTTCATTGGAAGCGACCAGGAGGATAGAAGTGGGATCACACTTGGTGATACCTTAAACAAACTTAACTCCCTGATCCGTTATCTTCAATCCAGGCAGAACATTTCAGGTAATGATATAACGGTATTGACACAGCTTTTAAATACCCCTGAGTCATATCTGAGCAGCCCGTTTGCTGAGTCCTGGGCACAGGTGATAGACGGGATGTTGAAACACCGCCTGCATGCAAAGGATACCACCATTAGCATACGGCTTAAAAACGCAATTCGATTAACCGACTATTTCTATTACAGGTACAAACAACTGATTACGGAAAAGGAAACCATCAAGACTTCTTTTTGGGCTGAAGCCTGGATCTGGATCCGGGGGATTCTTGTTGGAATCGGCTTGTCATTTTTGATCTGGCTTATTTTGAAATTAAAATCTTATATACTATAACCATGTGGGCCTGGATAAAATCATTATTGGGATCCAACACACCGGATTCATCTCTAAGGTTTAACCTGCTTCTGGTTACTATCCCTATTGCCATTATCCTGGCATCTGTTGCATTCTTTATTTTTTACCGTACGGTTGTGCCAATTGAGGTTACATTCGTCAGTAAAACCACGTTAAAATATGTATATGCCGATATTCCCTGGGCTGCAATCGGAGCGTTTGTGGCTCTATTGATCACCTCATATTTCACGCTTGTCTACGGCAAAAAGATTAACAAGGATGCCGAGAATCAAACTCCAAAACCAGGTGATCCGGCTCAACCTAATATAAACGTATAATCTTAAATCAAAATATTATGAGAAGCAAATCGATTGAAGAATTAAGGGTAATGAGCAAGGAACTCTTCTTAAAGGATCCTGAACTGAAAATGGTACTTGCTACCGTTGACGGACATTTCTTCTTTGAAAGGGCACGCAATGCAGCCCAGATGCATGCACGCAGTGCAGGCGGCGAACGTCCCCTGACCATCCATGAGATATCCCGTGAACAGGCAATGGGAAAAGAAGCTCCAAAAGCTCAGGCCGGTGTTCCTGCCGATGATGATCCTGCCGAGAAAGTTCTCCTGGACAAAGCTCTTGAAACCGGTGTTGTTATCAAAGCCGGTGCCTTCTTCAAATTCGGGGATAAGTCGCTGGGACAGGGAATGAAAAAAGCCCTGGAGAACCTATTGGGGGATGAATCCCTGAAGACAGCCATCGCTGCTGAGATTGAGAAGTTAAACGTTTAATACTTGTGATCGATGTTCAAAGGACCTCAAATAAACAAGCTGGGCGGCAACCTCGGCGGACGTGCCAAAAACACGGATAAGACATACGGCCTCATATGTGGAGGCGTTGCCGTTGAAGACAAATATGTCCTGGGTGACATTGTGGAGCTGCTGCAGCCCAAGGATGCAGATGCCTACGGACTGACCTCTGCATATGATGCGGACAATATGATCCTGGTACGGCATCATATCGATGAGTTCTTTACCTATTGTCCTGACGGGACCTTGTTTGTCATGCTCGTTCCAAGAACATCGACGCTGGAAGACATGTGTGATGTGGCAAAAGATAATGACCCGGTAGGTGATGGTGCCCTCAAGGCATTGATGGTCGACGAGGTAACCCGGCGCGAGATCAAGAAGGTCGGCGTGGTTCTGAACCCGGCAGACAATTATGTGTCAACGCTTGAGGATGGATTAGATGCCGACGTATTGGCAGCCATCCCTAAGGCACAGGCAACGGTGGATTATCTCAAGACTCAGTTCATCTACCTGGACAATGTGATGATCGAGGGACGGGAAGTGAACGATACCATAGCCGAGATGATGGATCTGCGCACCCTGGCATCTCCCAACGTCAGCGTTGTGATCGCTGCCGATCCTGCCATCCGCGCACTGGATGCCAAATACGAAGCGTATGCTGCAGTGGGTACAGCCCTCGGTGGCCTGGCAATCCGTAAGGTGTCGGAATGCCTGGGATCAGTGGCGGTGATTAACCCTCCGGATGCAAAGAAAGGGTTCGAGTATTTTACGATCGGGAATCCCGGCAATGGTAAATGGCTCACAGCTGCCCTGAGCTCCGGACAGAAGTTTGCAACCTTATCGCAGGCCGACCAGAAATCGCTCACCGATAAGGGATATATCTACGCAGGCAGCTTTGCCGATTATCCGGGGATCTATTTCAATGACTCCCCGACCTGCATCGCCGTATCGGATGACTACGCTTACATCGAGCGTAATTCTGTCTGGAACAAAGCAGCCCGGTATCTGCGCCAGGCACTTATCCCCAAGATCCGTTCCAAATACAAGAAGGATGCTTCGTCCGGCTATGCCACTCCGACCACCATCGCCAATTGGGAGCAGGCTGCAAAGAAGAAGCTGGAGCTGATGGTAACCGACGATGAGGTAAGCGCAATCGGGGTTTATATCGACCCGGCTCAGGCTCCCTCAGCCGATACCCCACTGAAGATAAAAGTCGGGTTGGTGATCGACGGGATCCTGCGCGAAATTGATGTTGATGTTTCACTTGCTAATTCATTGTAACCATGATACCAAATATTGTAAACAAATTCGGAACACTGATCGGCTGGAAGGCCATTACCTTCAACCTTATGGGACGTGATGTCGAAGGCATCACCGAGATCGAGTACGAGGATGAGATGGTTGTGGAGAATGAATACGGCGCAGGCAATATGCCCATCGGCGAGGCCGAAGGCAACTATTCTGCCAAGGGATCGATGAGTCTTCACGTGGAAGAGCACATTGCCATATTGCAGAGCCTTCCCAAGGGCACCCGGATACAGGAAGTCAAGATCCCTGCCATACCGGTTATCTATGCCCTGAATGGCGTCATGACCAAGGACATCCTGAACAATGTCCGTATCACCGGCAATGCCCGCTCCATGAAGCAGGGTGACGGAAAGATCGTGATGAAATTCCCGATCAAGATCTCACATATCGACTGGAACGCTTAAAATCAATTTATTCACATAACACGTTTGTATATGTCAGAATTCAAAAAAGCATCGGATGTCACCCAGGAGATGATTGATAACTGGGAAGAGAAGTTCAAAACTAAGGTAAAGATCATTGAGATATCCATCACAAAGGATGAGGTGCCAACCGGAGAGAAAGCTAAGTTCTTTCTTCGCAAACCGGACCGCACCCTGATCGATGTGATATCGAAGCATTCAGCAGAGAAGGATTTCGGAAAGGCAAATCAGATTACGATCAAGAACTGTGTTCTGGGAGGAGACATGATTTACCTGGCAGCCGCAGAGGAAGGTGGAGATGATGATATCTTCTTCGCTGTTCTCGATGCAGTGGGATCACTGATTGAGAAAAAAAAAGCGACCTTTTTGAACTGATCCAGGGCCACGCAATAAGCGATCTGGATGAAGCCGATGGTATCCGGAAGATAAGTGCCCGCATTCGCGGGCATTTTGGTATAAACCCGGATGAATTGAGTGATGAAGAGTGGGCAATATATTACCAGGATTACCTGTACGAACGCAAAACGGATTTAAAACAACTAAAGAATACAATCATCGCCGCCATACTTGAAGCAAGAGGCGATCTTGAAATAGAAGATTAACAATGGCAGACCATACCACAAACTGGATATTAAAGCTCGGAGATTATGTCTCCGGCCCGCTGGGCAAGATCGAGCGTGTCCAGAACTCAGTGGTAAATAAGGTCCACCAGCTCACCGAGAATTATACTAAGTTATCTCATGCAGGGAGCTCCACAGCTGCATCGCTGAGCAAACTCAACACCACGGTTGCCAAGATGCCACACAGCATTACAGAACTCAAGGATAAGTTATCAGATCTCTACGGCCAGCTGGAGACTACCCATAGTTATAAATCACTTCATAACCTGCGCAATGAGATAGCCAAGACCAAGGCGCAACTTAATAATATGGAGACTGGTGGAGTTGGAGGTGGTGCTGCGGGTATTGGTGCATGGATAAAAAGAGGACTTGGTGTTACGGCTGTTTATATGGCGATATCAAAGGGTATCGCAATTGCCAAAGATGCTGTTCTTGCATTTGATGAAGAAGCTAAGGCGAGAGCTCAGCTAAAGGTAGGTATTAAAAGCACCGGTGGAATATCCGGCCAAACAGCAGAAGGATTGGAACAGAATGCCATTAACCGGGAACGCGAGACCTTGTTCAAACACGATCTCACAATGCAATCCCAGGGGATCCTTCTCGCCTTCAGTAAGGTTAGGGGAAGAGTATTTGACCAGGCTATCATATCTGCCCAGGATCTTTCCACACGGCTTAAAATTGATCTTCCTGAAGCAACCAAGATGATGGGCAAAGCTCTGGAGGATCCCATTCATGGAATGCGGATGCTCCGAATGGCCGGTATTTCTTTCTCCGATGGACAGCTCCGTAATATCCGCAAGCTCATGGAGCAGGGAGATCTCTATAAGGTTCAGCTTGCTATCTTAAAAGGAATGCAGGAAAGCTATGGAGGTAGTGCAGCAGCTGCAGCAAAGGCAGGTATAGGGCCTACTCAACAATTAAAGAATAAGATTGAGACTCTAAAGGAGGCCATTGGCGAAAGGCTCACTCCTGCCGTTAATCGGTTCTCTGTCTCTTTTGGAAATCTTGTGGATGAATACCGTGATTTCATTGCAATACCTGTTAGTCAAAAATTGATTGAGGAAAAGATTAGTGTGGTGTCTTTAGCTAATCAGCTCTTTCAACATAATATTAACGCAGAGCGAAGGAATGAGATCTATGCTAAACTCAAAGAAATTGCTCCGGAAATAGTGAGCGGCATCGACAAAGAAAATATCTCATGGGATAAGTTAAGGCAGAATGTTTCATCGTACAATGATGAACTTCAGCGTTCCATTGCCCTTCAATCTCAGCGGGAAACCATCGAGCCATATGCTAAAAAAGCGTATGAAGCTGGCAAGGCAGTAGTGGAGACTCAGTCTAAGATGAATGAACTCTTCGCAAAAGCTGAACAATACAGTGTTCATGGTTCTCAGATTGCCTCCATTGCCAGAAGCAACTTTCCGGACGATCAAAAAATACGGTTGGTTGAGAAGCTCATTAAAAACGAAGAGGGTAAGTATTACGGTGAATTAATAGATATCCATAGTCAGTTGGTGAACATGGGATCCAAAGGATTTCAAATAGGAGGTACAACTTCTCTTACCAACGTATTATCCAATAAACAGGTTGCTGAAGCTGCGCGTGATTCGGTTCAGTCTATAACCGATAAGACCATCGCGATGATGTTCCCGGCCAGAAACGATACCATCGGGAAAGTAAAGGTTAAGCCTAAAGATATCAAGATCCCAATGGGAGAAGGAGATGATATCGGATCCCTCGATCGCTTTGGTAAGTTAAAGGATAACAACTTCATCAAGGACCCGAATGATGTTACCGGTGGTACCTCTCGAGGCAGCGGTACTGGAGGAGGGAAAACCGTCACAGTAAATGTTGGTGGAATTAAGCAGGAGGTTCATTTTGAACCTGGTAATTATGAAAAGAAAAAGGATGAGATGAAGCAGGAGCTGGTAGGGTTGATTGTTGATGCAGCTTCAGATGCTGCAATACTTATAGCAGAATGATAGAGATCCATTATAACGTCCCTGCCCTCATGGGTTTTTTCTTTGGCCAGCAGGCCCTGAAGGCAGCCTCTATGGTTTATCCCGGAGCTATCGTCGGTGGTATAAAAGCCAAAACAGGAGATAAGCATGTTCAGATACTTGGCTACAATCCAGGCGAACAGATCGCGCATGATGATATCACGACCGAGAACTGCTACCTGGGCACACCTGTATTCTTTCCGGTCACCTTCTGCTCTGGTGAATACAACCGCTATAACAAGGGAAAGATCGAGAAGAAGAAGCTCGATGATTTCCGGCTGCCACTGGCTACAATGGTTTCCTTCCAAAGACAGAAGAGATCCACCGAGACACCGGTGGGAGGAGGAAACGGAGCCGTGACTGAGACCTATTGCATTGAGAACTGGAGGATCGACTTCCAGGGACTCTGCCTGGATGAGCCTCAGCATCCCCAGCAGGCCGACACCTTTTTGCTGCAGCAGCAACGACTTCTGGAGTTTGAAGAGCTGGTGGATGCTATCAAGGTGAAGGGCGATCTCTTTACACAAAAGAGCATCTATTCACTGAAGATAAACAATATTCAATTTTTGCCCCATAAGGGCCGTCCCAGGGTGATGGGATATCAGTTGCAATGCAGCTCCATCGAACCCATCGAACTGATCATTAAATGAAAACGCTGATGTATCTTGCAATGACCGCTCAACTGCTTTTTCCTGCCACCGCTCTTCGCGGACAGATTGAGATACGTCGCGTCTCATCTGTGAAGATCGAAAGTTCCTGGAGCTCGCTTACCGACACCTGCGAGATCCACCTGCCGTTGAATGTCCCGGATTTCAATAATGGAGTACGTGAGTTATTGCATCGCGGGGATCCTGTGACGATCTCTGTGGGATATAACGGAAACGAGAAGGAAGAATTCACCGGCTACATTGCCGAAGTCTCAGCCGGGATCCCGGTGATCATCCGCTGCGAGGATGAGATGTTCAAACTCAAAAGCATCAAGGTTAATCGTTCCTATCAAAGCGTCGGCCTGCAGCAGCTCGTCAAGGATATCGCTCCGGGATATGAAACCGATGTAATGGATCTTCACCTGGGAGCAGTCCGGCTGGAGAAGACTACGGTGGCCGAGGTGCTGCAACTTTTAAAGAATAAACAGATCCATTCCTATTTCAAAGGTAAGGTCCTGGTAGTTGGCAAAACCTATACCGACGATACAAATATGCCGGTTGTGAAATTCGCATGGGGCATCAACATGGTCAACTATGATAATCTGAAATTTCATGTAGCCGATGACCTGAAGATAAAGTGTGTGGCCGTTTCCTATCTTCCCGGAGGCAAGACCCTGGAGGCAACGGTGGGAGATCTCGATGGTAACGAGAGCCGGATAGCTCATTACAACATCACCGATAAGGCAAAGCTTAAAAAACTGGCCCAGACAGATCTTGACAAGCTCAAGGTAGATGGATTTACCGGTTCATTTACAGCCTTCGGTATCCCGGTGATCCGTCACGGCCAGAAGGCCGAGATATACAATGATCAGTTTCCCGACCGCACAGGTACCTATTATTGCGATGCAACTGTGTTGACCTATTCGGAATCAGGATACCTGCACCGGGAAGTAACGATCGGAAGGAGGGCTTCATGAACAAGGTGACCGATCGGGAAAAGATTCGTCAGTCTATACGCGCAATGGTAAAGGATCTGATCCCTATGGCTTTTGCATGGGCAACCATTGAGAGTGTGGATGAGGGAAAATTGACAGCCGTATGCAAAGATTCAGTAACTGCTCTGGAATATTATGATGTAGTTCTTTCACTTGGATCCATCGTGCCTATCCCCTCTGATAACGCTACGGTTCTTTTGGGGCTCACAGCTGCAAAAGGAGAAGCTTCCTTTATCGTGTGGGCCAGTAAGATTAAAAAGTATCTGATATCGC